TGAAGACTTTCAGTATATTATTTATCAGTACGAGAGAGGCCATGCCGGTACTCTACACATTCAGGGTTATGTTCAAATGAAAAAACGTAAAACTCTCAATACTATGAAACGTCTTTTTGGAAATCGAGCCTACCTAGAAGTAGCCAAAGGTTCCCCCAGCCAGAATAAGGATTATTGTAGTAAACCTGAGGGTCGCGAATCCGGTCCTTTTGAGTTTGGGGAAATGAAAGGCGGATCCGGTACACGAAATGATATATCTGACTTTGTTGATAGAGTTAAGTCCGGAACCATCACCGAAAAAGAAATCGTTGAAGAATATGGAAACATTGTCGCTAAATACCCACGTTTCGTGGATAGGGTGCAAAGACTGTATGCTGAACCTACCCGGGAAGTCTTCGTTGCAAGACCTGGATGGCAACTCGATTTGTGCTTGGTGCTCAATGGACCTGTTGATAAAAGAAAGGTTATCTGGTATTGGGAACATTCAGGAAATGTTGGAAAAAGCTACTTCGCTCTTAACTTCAGTATTGGAAGCGGGGGATTCGGATATGTCGTCACAGGAGGACGACATGCCGACATCTTCTATGCTTACCGAAACGAACCGATCGTCTTCTTCGACTGGGCGCGGGATCAAGAGGAGTCGTTCCCTTACCGCGTTGTCGAGGCGTTCAAAAATGGATATTTCTTAAACACTAAATATGAAAGTGTTGCTCGACGCTTTAGCGTTCCACACGTAGTTGTTTTTAGTAATTTTCCTCCTGATCGAAGTAAACTTAGTATTGACCGTTGGGAAATAAAAGAAATTTAGGATTTTAGGATTTTAGGATTTTTAGGATTGCGAAATGTTACTTTATTTTATTGAGAAGGGCCAGTATTTACAAGTCGCAACCATTCGGCTTTCGGCTTGCCGCCTAAAGTGTTATTTTCGTCCCAACGGAAATGAGTATTTCTGTGTCCGTATACGGAGCAGACTAAATCGATACCCGCGTATCTTGTAGAGCCCTGTTCCGGATCAATAATCATCATCCAATATTTCGTTAAACCACCCACAGCCCATTTATCTTTAAACCGGTTACCATCCCAATAAAACGGTCTGCTTGACATTTTGAACGTTTGGTAGGCGTTAGCCGGTGCTGCATCCCACGGAATTCGGCATTTGTGTTTTTTGAGTACTCTCCAGTACTTCCCGAAACGAGGGCAGTCGGTTGGTTCTGATCCCTTGAGAACCGGAATGCCCCACGTTCCCGTTGATTGATCTTCGTTAATTCCAGTTAAGAAAGTCCACGTAATAACAGGATTCGCATAATTCGGATCAGAAATATCTTGTGCGGCGACGCACTCATATAAGTCGAAGATCAAATCCTTTGAGGGGGATGTATTTTGGACAGTTAATTTAGAGTATCGGCGCTTGACGAAGTGACCGCCGTTTTCCCTAGATTCTTCTGCAGTAATTACAACATCCGCTCCGTTTTCACGTAGATTGTAATCTTTAGCTTCACCTTGAATATAACTTGATTCCTGTCCACCAGAAGCAGCAGCTTCACCCATATTCAGACCCCAAGTACTTGCATTCCCAATCACGCTTTGAAATCCGCCAGCTAACGTCTGACCCCAATTATCCAGTGTGTCGGCCCGCCAACTGAGAGCCGGAGACCATGTTTCTTGCAGACATGACATCGGTTGTTTGGCGTTAATTACTTGTCTAACTCTTCTTTTGAAAGTCTTAATCGCTTTTCTCTTCCTTGCTGACATCTTTCTACGTTTACGAGTTTTGTACTTAGTAGTTGAGACCGAACCACGGTCGCCCATATCTCGGAATCTGACAGATGTAGTGTTGGATACATCAGCACTAGTAGTTCTTGACGACGCTTGGCGCGCTCTAATCCTAGCACGTAGAGCAGTGGCAGCAGCAGCAGTGACATAAGGAGCTGCCCTTGTAGCTAATCTTCTTGCGGATTTAACGTATCTAGCTAAAGGCATAAAAAAAAAGTGTATAAATTCACCTATATATACTTTACCAAGGTGGTGGTTATAGTATTACCCACCACCTTGGGGATTGGGAATGTCCTCGGCGCTGGTGTACTGGTTAGGGCGTGAGTAACTGCGCCGAGGACCCAGGTTCGATTCCACAAAGTTAAACGCCAACGGCGGAGCATGTTTAGGGTTCATGCATAGAACGTCCCCTAGTCGGAGTCGGAGTTTGGGAAGGAATTCTCCTTCGCGAAAATAAAAGGGGAGGTAGTTCCCTTAGATTTTATGTCCGCTAAGAATTGGTGTTTTACCGTAAACAACCCCCTTGATGATGATATTGGTCAAATAGCCGAAATAACTATCTCTGAAGACTTTCAGTATATTATTTATCAGTACGAGAGAGGCCATGCCGGTACTCTACACATTCAGGGTTATGTTCAAATGAAAAAACGTAAAACTCTCAATACTATGAAACGTCTTTTTGGA